CCTGTTTGATAACTGGCAATCCACAACTTGTATTTCTCTCCAAACCAAGTTGGTAGCTTAATAGCCTTAGCAAAGTATGGATAGGTATAGACGATTGGTCTGATACCACTTAGACGTTCATATTCTTCCAAGTACTCAATAGACCACTTGGTAATTTGGGCGGCAGTACATCCCCACTTGGCCCAGTCTTCTGGGGCTGGCCATTCTAAGTCACAGGCAGCTAGTTCGCCACCAGCAGCATCTACGTGCATCTTAGCTTGTAGTTTAGGATCACGCAAAGGTTGGGAAGCTAAAGGAGGAAGTGGGTAAATGAAATGATACGCCATGACCTTAAGGCCGGCTGCTCTAGCATTAGCAATGTTCTGCTTGTAAAGCTTATCAATTCCACCATTACCAACACCGCAACGGCAAACAACAAATTGAACTCCAGTGGCTGCTACAGCCGTGAAGTTTATATTACCCTGAATAATGGAAACGTCTAGTCCCTTAATCAAATCTGTCATGTATACCACCAATTACTTTATTTATGCGCTGTCTTCGCAACAGTCGTCATCTTCATCTATATGTGGTTTAATTACCCTGACGGAAGTGATGGTTTCCACGTCTAATATAGCAGAACCATAACGTTTTCTAGTATAATCGTTTGCTGGTTCAATTTCCACAACATCATTCAAACCACCATCTGATTCAGCTTGTCTTAGAACTCCGCTGAAAGTTTTGTTGATGATAGATACTTCAACATGTTGGCCGAAATAGTTCGTTAGAACTTCATATCTCATTTGTGCTCATGTTCGTGTTCATGGTCATGTTTGTGATCATGCTTCTTCTTACCTTTAGCTTCTTCTTTAACAGTGCGCTTCTCTTGACGATGATTAGCTTTTGCTAGTTTTTTCTTAGCCTGATTCTCTAAGAATTTAGTCAGGGTGATTACAACCTTAGTTTTAGGAGCCTTAGGTTTGACAACAACATCTGGCGTAGGCTGGTTTTGCTTCATCTCATTGATGAATTTGAGCATTGCCTTTTTCTCACGCTTGGTAACTCTCTTAAGTCTTTTCATTCTTTCCTCTTAAAACGTTGTCCTGGAGTAATTGACTCCATGCTTGATCTAACAGCGGGCGGCTGATTTATTTCTGGCACTGGGTTTGCCATTTTGATACCGGAGCGTATTACTTGTCGAATAGCCTGAATGACATCTGTCTTACAGGCGGCTGGCCCATAAAAAGCACCAGCCTCTCCAATTGGGATAAGTGTAACAATACCTTTTGCAATAGGCTGCATATGGCCTTCAATCCAAACACCAGAGACAAGAATTTCTACATCCTTACCAATGAAGTGTTTTAGGATATCAGTTTCCATTACTTTCTCCTATCAACAACCCCGCCAACTAGCTTACCGAAAGCAGAAGACTTGGCAGCAATCTTCTCTTTAACCTTCTGAGCTGCCGAGACAGTTTCATTAGTGCCAGTATCTAGATTGAGAGACAGATTGCGCTGCTCATCTTTACCCTTAACATTCTGCTGCAAAGCTGCAGTATCTTTCTTTAGTTGGGTAATACGTGATTCAGGAAGTCCCAAACCAGTAAACATAGAATAGACCTTAACGACTGGGTCTGGAGTCTCTATAGTGTAGATACCCTTGAATACACCCTTTGGTGATCCACATTGGTCGTTAACCATAGCCATAGCATAAGTGATGCTGGAACTTGGAATCTTTGACCAGACCTCTTTGTTAGCGGCAATAATGACACCAACATATCTAGACTGCTTAAGATCAAATCCACCAGCTAGCAAGTTACCATTCAAGTTATTGACGACAGCTTCTGCAATAGCAGTATCTTCAGCATAGTTTTCAATGGTCAATTCGCCATAGACAGTTAGACCTTCACCATCTGTAAATAGCTTTCCCCATTCCATTGGGTCCAATCCTTTGACCGCTGATGGTAAAGATGAAAGCGTATTGAAGATATCGATTGGCTCTACAATGGCCTTATTGGCAATACCATAGAAGTCAACCTGACTAATGTTATGATAGATAGCTTCAATCTTAGCATTGTCTACTACAATTAGATTGTTGACTCTCTTAGTCTGAGTTGCTTTGGCTAGCTTGGAAAGAGTTTCCAATGCATTAGCTTTGGTCTGAGCGTCTTCTGTATCCATTGGGAGTACAGTGACAACAACAAGCGGCTTGCCTAGCGATGATAGAATGTCTACCATGGTCTCGCAAGAGCCGGCGCCAGAACCACCACCCAAGCTCAAGCAAAGTACATTGACTTGCGAACTCTGTAGTTTTTCGTTGACCAATTGGAGGATTTCTCCACGGTGTGCTTCAGCAGCCGCACGACCGATTTCAGTTTCTTTGGCAGCTCCACCTAGGCCGTACTCAAGCAACAGCTTATTGGAGTCTGGGATATCAATGAACTTGAGATCCTGCATGGCGGTATTGACCGCAACAGCATCGTAACCGAGCTTAAAGAAAGCCTCAGCGATTCTGGAGCCGGCTTGGCCTGACCCTAGAACTCCTAGTACGATACTTCTATCTTTCTTTGACACAATCTTTGCTGCCATCTTACTCTCCTCTTGCTTGGCTTGGCTTTTGGCCTTTAGTGCAGCTAATTTACTTACGTCTACTGTTTCAGACGGCTTTACTTCTGCGGTGGATACATCGTCCACTACTTCTTCTTTTTGATCTTGTTCGGTTACTGACGTTGCGGGCATTATTTCTCCTGTGCGTCCTACTATATCACTTCAAAAACCATTGGTTATCTAGATACCATTGTACTGTATCTTTGATGCCATCCTTGAATTTGTAGGTTGGCTTCCATCCCAATTCTCGAATTTTAGTAGTGTCAATGGCGTACCTAAAGTCATGCCCGGTTCTGGGGTCTGGAATAAAAGAAATCAAATCATGACCCTTCCCCATGGCATTACATACTAGATTGATAGTCTCTATATTGGTGAACTCTTGGTTAGCCGAAATGTTGTAAATCTCATTAGGTTTACCACGTTCCAAAACTGACATAATGGCGGTGCAGTTGTCTGCCACATAAGTCCAGTCCCTAATCTGTTGGCCTTGACCGTAAATAGGGATTTTCTGGCCCTCCATAACGCATTTGATAGCCTTGGGGACTAGCTTTTCGGGAAGCTGGCGAGGACCATAGCAATTGGAGCTTCTGGTAATGTTATAAATTAGTCCATGAGTTTGGTGGGCTGCCCTGACCATTAGCTCCCCGGCCGCTTTGGAGGCCGAATAGGGGTTTCTAGGATTGAGGGGCGACTCCTCGGTCCAGGAGGCATCAGACTCGCTGGTAAGGTGTCCATAGACCTCGTCTGTGGAGATGTAAATCAACCTCTCCACTTTGTGCTTGAGGCAGGAGTTGATGACAACTTGGGTGCCTAGCACATTAGAGGTTACGAAAGAGTTTGGGTCTTTCAATGATGTATCCACGAAGGTCTCTGCCGCTCCGTGGATAACGATATCTGGCTTCTCAAATTGGAAGATTACATCCATGACATGAGAGTCACGAATATCAGCCGGGTGGAAGACATGGTTCTTGTTCCAATACATAGAGTTGATGGCGTTGGCCGTTACTCGGTCCACGCTAACAAATGTGTATCCTCTATCCTGGGGCTTCTTCTGATTTTGGTCATAGATAGCCTTACGAATAAAGTTACTAAAGATAAAACCACATGTGCCTGTGACAAGAACTTTTTTCATTTACACCTTAATATTCAAAGTGGCAAGTGCTTCGTGGATTGAGAGTGGAGCGAATCGTCTCATGGTTTTACCATCTCTCTCGATTACTTCTAGGAACATTGGAACTGGTCGAATCCAAATAGCCCCATAACCATGGGGACTATCATATAGTCCTTTGTAAACTACCAGCTCTTCACCAGTCTCTGAGTGTTTGCCAATACCGATAACCTGATAGATATTACCCTTGAAGTGTTTGTAATATCCTAATTCAACCGACATTCGGACCTCGGTAGAGATTCAATCTTGAATCTTTGGTATACGCTTCCTGATCTATAACGTAGCGACCCTGCCATTTTCCAAAAAGATATTGCAGGTTGTGAGTCAAAAATAGTTTATTGACCTGGTTCTTCTTGAGGGATGCGCTCTCCTCGTGGAAGATTTGAGTGCCACCACAATAAACAATCTTCTTATTCAGATTGTACTTAATGGACAAACACAAATCCACATCATCAAAAGCCCAGTGATAGCTCTCATCCATTCCAGCAATACCAGACTTGGTCTTAGCATTTGCCTGACGGAAGTATTCTCCCTTGGTAACACAGACGGCGCCAGTAACTACCTGGAACTCACGGTCACGCTCGGCAGCCTCATCAGTTTTCTGACCTGCACGGAAATGCATTGGGGTCTTGTAGGTTGGATTGAATACCACACCACAGTGTTGGATTTGATCCGTATTGGTGTATAGTAAGCGAGCGCCTACCATTCCTACATCTTTATCCTTCTCGATAATGGCTAACATCTTTTTGATGGAGTCAGTATCATTGAAGATGATATCGTTGTTTAGCAACATGACGTAGTCATTGTCACTTGGCTTAGCCTCATTGAAAAGGAAATTACAGCCTTCTGAAAAGTTCTGTCGGTTATCCTTATATGGAATACAAACTACCTTATCTCCCCATGTGGAAGCTCTGGCAACTGTATCGTCCTTGGAGGCGTTATCTTTGATCCACCACTTGTAATCAATTCCTTCCAAAGCTGGAATGAGAGTTTCATGTAGCTTGGACAACTTATCTGCGGCGTTCCATGTCAAAGTGAGAATGTGTAACATCAAAAACCTACCCTTAGACCCGCTCCTGCTCCGATAGAACCATCGGTGCCTATTGAAAGGCTGGGGCCAATATATGTATTGTTCATTAGCGGTGAAAAGAGATTCTTACCTATGTTGTAGGCTACTGGCGTAACCACTACTTGGCCAGTCTTATTTACAGTTCCATAACCAATACCAACTTCTAGAATTGAGAAGTCTGGTGTAGTCTTATATTGGCCGTAGGACATAATGCCCACTCCAACATGTGGGGTGAATTCACCCTTTACATTGGTGATATTGACGCCACCATCTAGGCCCATCAACAGTCTAGGATTCCACCAACTCCACTTAGCAGTAGGATACTCTTGCTTGGTAGTAGCCGTCTTGATTGGGATGTCATAGTTCTTACCGCCAGTTGTGACAGTAAACTTATTGTAGAAGTATTGTCTTTGATTCTCATCAGTGCCCACAACAGTTGCTACGTTGTAATCTCTCTGGTTAACATCAATGCTCCAGGGATCTTTCTGCCAAGCTGAGAAACCAACCTGTCCGAATGGCACCTTGACTGTACCGAAATCTTCGTTGAGAGCTAGGTTCTGTTGTCGTTGCATATATCCCCACGGATCTGGGTTGCTTGGGTCTACTGGAGTCGGGTTGACCGGACCAGGAGGGCCGCTTGGAATGTGAGTTCCATGCTGAGGATTGCTGCTTGCGAGCACTACGTTGATGGAGGTAACCGAAGCGTTTAGCTTTTCGAGGTCATCTTTGATGGCGCCAAGATTAATGTTATTGTCTTTAGCAAACTTCTCAACATCCTGTTTGGTAGCATATTGATTTTGACTTCTAACAATCCCATCAACCAACTGACGCTGTTCTACTAGTTGAGTCTGGATAGCGGTTTGTTGGTTTTTGAGTTGCACTTGGTTATAGATCACAAATGCTAATGTGCCAAAAAGGGCAATAGCGCCGATGGCAACGAGAATTTTGATTAGTGTAGGAGACATGACTGATACCTTATACTTGAATGTCAGGGCACCAGTGAATAGTTCTTTTGTCTGGTGTCTGTTGTTTGATAATCTTATTACCTAATGGATCTTTTGCTTGGCCATATACCTTAAATAGGGTGGCGTATTTGCCTTCTTCACCATAAACGGTTTTGTAAGTATGAATGGTGGCGCCTTGATGTTGATAGGATTCTTGCATTACATCGACAATGGCTTGGCACAAAGTTTTGATTTCATCCGAGGTAAGTTGGTTGGCTTTGCGCCACGGGGAAAGCTTACATGCATATAACGCTTCGGCCCTAATATAGTTTCCCACACCTGAAAATAAGCCCTGGTCCATCAAAGCTTCCGCAATAGATTTACTGCTTTTTGATAGCTGAAATGTAATCCACTTTAGGTTTTTGTCAAGGGGCATCGAGAGCGGATCCCATCCTAATTCCTGAAGTTTTTTCTCCACCTCGCGTTTACTATTCGTAAACTTAATCGTACCAAAATGGCGGGGGTCATTGAAGTGC